CTTCTACTTTCACCAATGGCGAAGACCGGAGTATCGCCTTGATGTCTTTAGGCTGGAATACAGCCAACGGGTATCTAACATAATGCTGGAGGTCGCCAACGCCAAGAGAATTGGCGGCCAACTCCGTCCAGGAAGTACCAAATCCTGCACGTTTCAGACCGCGGAGTACGGCCTTAACAGCATCATGATAGAATCCGTCGGTTGCCTTGGTAAGGTCTGCCGAAAGGTAGGCCTCACCGCTTCGAGCCTTGATCTTTGCTCCAAACCTGTCACGCATCTGCCAGTCATCTTCGATGACATGGGGGAATGCGCGCTGCAACCGCAAGTCGCGTTTCAGCAACAACGGGAACAGGCGTTGGCGGCAAAGATCACCCGCTGCAAAGACACCAGGAGGCGGGACGGTTATGACACGCACCTTCCCCCCTTGTTCGCCAAGCGGTGTTGCCACATGGACAACCCCGGTACCCGGGTCAGTATCCCGGAGTTCATTCAAAGACAACAGGGTCGAAAGACCTTGCATGAACTCCGCGTCGCGTGGGATACTAAACCCGTCGGCCGCTTGTTGAACAAGTCTGTGGTAGATCGACGAACCAACGGAGGTGACCGCGTAGGTCGTAGAGAGGCTGCGGACAACTCTCTCCACAGTGTAGTCGATTGGTTTTCCAGACCAACCGACACCCATTGCACAACGGAGGGCCTTGTCACCAGCCCACGCGTCGTACCCTCCTTTGGTTCCCGGGGAACCTACCACAGCGTTCTTAGAGGAAGGTGCTTGTTTCCAAGAATAGTGGCTCCTCAACCCCGAATAAAGGTGACGAGTGTAAGCCTCCAGGGAGGTTTGGACTTCTCGACTTACACTCCCTTTATTCAGGATATTGAAAGCATGGTTGCGAAGAGATTCAGCGACTCGCCTACCCGTAGGGCGAGGGAGCCCACGTGCGCACCTTGTGAAGGCAAGAGCGCGACGTGGATCACCTCGGGCAAGATCCCGGAGCCACCGCTGAATCCTTCTTGGGACTTCATCCACGAGACCGACTTCCCTGTTCGTAAGGGAAACGTCACGAACGGATACGCACAAGGCCTTCACCTTGTCCGATATCCAGTCGGCACCTCGTGGACCGGATTTGGTTACCCATTTCCTGAATTCCCAGCAACCTGCCTGCTGAGCCACACCACTAGCAACGAAACCACTCCACACTGCTTGCCAAACAGCAGTGTGAGTATCGACCATACGTCGACGTTGGGACTTCCCACTACTACTGCGTGATTTACTCTCGCAGGGGTAATGGGAGGGACCTACCACCCGACCAAGAAGAAGTGATGG